TGAATTAGCTAAAGGAGCAGACGCATTAACACAGGCTGAAAATGAATTAGCCGAATCATTGAAGTCAATTGACCAACTATTAGATGAAGTAAATTTATCCTTTGAAGAAGAAGGAACAGGTGAACCACCTATTGTAAGTCAGGCTGACTTGGCAGCACAGAAGCTAGAGAAGGTAAGCATGGCACTAGAATCACTAAAAGGCATTAGCCTTAATAGTGCTATTACCCAACTATCACAGATGACCGATGAAACGACCAAGTTTGAAAGGGCTATGATTTTGGTAGGTGCATCGGTTACAGCCTTAAACGACATCCTTGCGACTAGGTTTGCTAATCAGAAGGCACGCATTGAACAACAGGCACTAGCAGAAAAGGAAGCTATTGAGGCAACCACACTAAGCGAGGAAGAAAAACGAATCAGGATTGAACGTGCTGAACAGAAGAAGGCAACGGCTATTGAAAAGATAGAGCAGAAGCAAGCTAAGCAGGAGAAGGCAAATGCTATTATTCAATCGCTAATTAACACAGCATTAGGTATCACTAATGCCTTAGCTACATTGGGCCCATTTGCATTTACGGTTATTCCTGCTATTGCTGCTATCGGGGCAGTTCAAACAGGCATCATCGCAGCACAACAATTTGCAGACGGTGGACAGGTTGCCGACCTAGGAAGCGGTGAAGGTGGCGCAATACCCATAGGAGCACAGAACATCCCCGCACTTGGAAACGGGGATAATGTACTGGCTACCGTGCGGACAGGTGAAGTGATATTGAATGAATCGCAGCAGGCAAGGCTAAAGGCATTGACGGGATCGAGTAATGTATTTCGTTCCATCGGCGTTCCTGGTTTTGCAGACGGTGGCTTAGTTCCATCCTTCAGCAATACGCAGCGAAGCACGGCATCTAGGATTGAGCAAAGCAATGCACAGGCGATAGGTGCAATGCAATCTATCAAGGTGGTGAATGTGGCCACCGAAACAGCGGGCATGGCTACAATGGTAAGTAACATCGAAACGGAGGCAACATTTGGATAAGGCAGTAGAGCAAGTAAGAAAAAACCCCGCTCTAACTTCAAAGGAAGTAAGGAACGAGGCTATCAGGCGTGACTATTGGCAGGCAGTAAGAAACGGCACAGGGTATAGTGCCGCTGCCTATCAGGTGGCTAAGAAATATCAGTTAGGCGTTGTGTCCGTTTATAAGATACGGAACTTGGCAACGCGCACGGTTGCGAGGCAACAGGGATAAACTTAGGCAGGTCTGGCAGGCGTTGTTTATAGTCAGCCCATTTATATACGGCTTCCCACCACAGCCAACCTTCTGGGCTGTCCTTCCACATGAAGGCAAGGAATAGAGCCATTTTTAATGATGGAGCTTCTTTTGTTTCGCCATCGTAATTGGCTAATGCTCTTTCAGCGTACTTAGGCGGTAGCTTTTGCAGCCACCATGTAATTGGTTTATTCATGGTCTGTGGTTTTAACTTTCAACAATACGAACAAATCTAGGCAATTTGTTCGGGATTACAAGCTACTATCAATTTTTTACAGAAAGTGTAGAACTAGCTACACCGTTTAATAGGTTATACCTGCGAATTTAAGAAACTCTATGCAAGTTTACAAATCTCAACTAATAAACATACGAACTGAAGCCAATGAAGCTGTCATTGATATTGATGGCGTTATCGGTGAAGATTGGTTCAGCGAAGGCAATACCACACAGACGGTAAAGGATGACATCGAAGCGGTGAACAATATCAAAGCCGATACTATCACCGTGAACATCAACAGCTTAGGCGGTGATTACTTTCACGGCATTGGCATCCATAACATCCTAGCTAACCATTCAGCACGGGTGGAAATAAACATTCAAGGCTGGACCGCAAGCGCAGGAACAATCATTGCAATGGCAGGCGATAAAATAAGCATCGCAGCCAATGCAGGCTTTTTGATTCACAACGCTTGGACAATGACCGTGGGAAACAAGGTCGAACTACAGAACCTTATCGAGCAGTTAGGCGTGATTGACAGCAACCAAGCCCGAATGTATTCCAAACGTACAGGAAAAAGCGAAGCCGAGATCCAAGCCCTAATGGATGAGAACGATGGGAACGGGCGATGGCTCACAGCCGAGGAAGCGCAGGAATGGGGCTTTGTGGATGAGGTCTATGAAACCGTTAAAGTCGCTGCCTGTACCAAGGCAAGTGCTGAAAGTCAGCTAATGAATTTGCAAACCAATAAAACCAATGATATGACAATGTTTGAAAAAATCCTGAATAAGGTGGATGAGGTGCTAAAGCACGTTAGTCCTAAAGCGGAAGGCGATGAACCTGCCGTAGAACCAACTGAAGAAGTGGTGGAAGAAACCACAGAACCAGTTGAAGAAGTGGTGACACCTGAACAGCTTGAAACAATCAGCGCAAAGGTGAACAGCTTAGAGCAAGTGGTGAACGATTACAAGGCAAAGGCTGACGAAGCACAAGCCAAAGTGAGCGACCTGACCACAGCTAATGAAGCCTTACAAGCTAAGGTGGATGAATATGAAACCAAATTAGCTAACGGACTGGAAACCGAAGGTGCTGAAGGCGGCAACCGTCACGGTGATAAGAACGTGGAAGCGGCTAACAACTTCGTGCAATACCTTTCTAAACGTAAATAAGAAACTAAAAAACCAATATAAATGGCAACTTCAATAACCAATTCAATCTCCTACGAAGGAGAAAAAGCGAGAGAGATTCTATTTGATCCCCTCGTAGCACCGTCAGCTATGCTGTCGGACTTTACGGTACTTCCTACGGTAACCCGTAAGATTCAAGTACCTGAAATTGCAGGACTAACTGGAACGGCTCGTGATGGCGCAAGCTGTAACACTACCACCGTTGGCTCTGTAACTATTACTGACAAGGCATTAGAGCCAAAGCCAATCGTTCACAACCTAGACTTCTGCGCTGACAGCTTCCTGCCTTCTTACCTTGCTGCCGACTTCAAGACAGGCAATATGCGTAATGACATGGGCGGAACTGAACTGCTTGATGCTATTCAGGAACGTGCTAACGCAGGATTGGCAAACGACATCTTTGACATTCTGTTCTGGGGTAATGCTTCGGCTGCTACTTCCGTAGCTACCTACTTGAACGACCATGATGTTAGCGGATTGTTCCTTTCCTGGAATGCTGGCGGAAATCAATTGCAGGCTTCTGACTTTGGAACAGGTACCGCAGGAACTGCTCACACCCTTTCTGCCACAGGTGCATGGACTACTGGAACTGCTGCCTCTGACGTACTTGCTACTGATGAAGCAATTGACATCCTGAACAACTTGATTGACGAGGCTGACTTGAAATTGATTAGCCGTGCTGACAAGGTATTCCACGTCACTTACTCTGTTTATCGCAACTTGCGTAAATCATTGAGCGGATTCGATACCAACGCTACCAACTTGGACATCAGCCCGACTGACTTGACCAATGGAGTTCCTGTATTGAACATTGATGGTATTCCAATCTTCTATCATCCACGTTGGGATGAGGTTCTTTTGGCTAACACTGCCATCGGATTCCGTCACTATGCTGTATTGACCACCAATGCGAATAACTACATCGCATTAGATACCGAAAGCATGGGCTTTGATACTTGGTACTCAATGGACGATGACAAGATCAAGATGCGTGCTCGTTATGAAATGGATGTTGAGCTTGCTCACACCGAACTTTACAAGGCTTACAAAGCAGTCTAATCATTAATTCACGAGGCTAGGGGCATTAGCCCTTAGCCTTTTCAAAACAATAACCAATGGCACTAACAACAGCAGGAAACGGGATTAGCTCTAGCGGCATCAATTGCTCACAGCCAGCAGGCGTGCGAGCGTTGTATATCGCAGACGCTGCCGATATCACCGCTGTGTCGCTTGCCTCAACTGGTGACTTCGTTTGTACTTCAATTGCACCATCAGCGCAATTTGAAGAGATCCAATTCAAATCACAGCAATGCCAAATCTCCGAAACGATGGAGAAGAATGAGTTTGGCAATAGCATGAACACGATTGAAATTGAGGCAGACGTAACCAAGTTTGACAAGACACAGCGAAGGGCTTTCGATGAAATCAACAAGAAGTGTAACCTCGTTGGGGTTGCTTACTTGTACGATGGTCGCTTTATGCTTATCGGGGTAGATAACAACCTCGGAGTAGATGGCGTGCGATTTGAGAGCACAGGATTTGAACAGACGCATGAGCGTGGTATTGAAGGAGGCAACTATGCTATCTTGCGATTCCAGGCAATGCAGACTGAACCGATGTACGAATATGATGGTTCAGGTGATTCAGCCACTACCGCTGCGTTAAAAGTTACTTGGCTGAAAGGCTAATAACTTACGCACCGATTAAATAAAGGGGGAGAGGGCGACTGCCCCTCCCTTTTTTTTTATCACTAATAACAAAGCAGATGAAACGAATTAAATCGCAATATAAGGGGTTAAGTATTTGGTTAGGCGGCATGAAGATAGACGTATCTAACGACATGACACAAAGCCAAATTGAGATTCTTGAAAAGTTAAAACCCGAAGCAGTTGAGCAGATCAAAACAAAACCAATTGAGGACAACACCACAGGTGCAGATTCTGAACCTAGCGAGGACGGAGATACCACAACCGACCCTAGACCTTCAAAGGGCAAAGGGAAGGGGAAGCGGTCAAATTGACTTTGGCATAGCTAACCTGTTCCCGCAGGAGTGTGCTGAATTATTCCGTGAATCACCTACGCTACGTGCTGTCATATCTTCAAAGGCTGACTACTTCAGCGGTGAGGATATTATTTACACAGGTGCTGACTATGTGAACGGCAAAGGTGATAACCATCAAAACATCTTGCGAAAGGTGGCGATGGATTATTACCTGTCTGGCAATGCCTATTTGTACGTGCATCGGGTTGGCGGCAAGGCTAATCTGTACCACATGGATCAGGTCAAGGTTCGTAAGCACGCTGAATTAGATAGGTTCTTGATTAGTAAGAACTGGGCACAGTACAGGCGTGCAGGCTTTGAGCCTTACGAAATGGCTAAGTACCCTAACTTCGCACCGATTGAAGGCAAGGAAGGTGAATTTAGCATGGTAAGTATTCAGGACTATGAAAGCGGGTTCGATTACTACGGCTTGCCTGAGTGGTTAGGTGCTATCTACTATGCGAAGTTAGAAACGCTGATAGGTCAATTTAACGTGAATATGTTTGATAATGGAATGTTTGGTAGTGGTATTCTCACTATCAATTCCGAGAACATGACCGATGAGCAGGTGGAAGATACGGTCCGAAATATCAAGCGTGACTTGGTAGGTACGGAGCGGGGCAATACGGGTAAGATAATTGTATTGGTCGGAGGCAAAGAAGCTACCAGCAGCTTTGAGGAACTGACTAAAGAGTTTGACGGCTCATATATTGAGATGAAGGGAATGTGTGAAGATACGATTGTTTCTGCTAATTCATGGAAACGCAGCCTTGCGGGGCTTGCCACTGAAGGCACGTTGGGTAATAACCAACAGATACTGAACGAATACTCTGTGGCCATGAAGGACGTAAGGCGCAAGCGTGGGCAGCTACTGACTGTTATTGATGCCTTAAATGCTGAATTTAGATGGTGGGGTGAATATGAGATAATAGATACACCACCTATTAATGAAGCGGATGGTGCATTGCAAGGGCAACAGATACAGCAATTATTCAATATCGTTTCAGATGAAAATTTAGAAGATAGCCAAAAGCGGGCAATGCTCTCTTTAGCCTTTGGGATAACTGAAGAAGAAGCAGATGGTTTGCTAGGCAGCGCAACAGGAGGTGGACAATGATAAAGAAACTGATAACAGCCGAGCAGGTATTGGTTGAATGTGCAACCTACAACACCAATATGGATGTGAACTATATCCATGACGGGCATATACTAGCCGCTCAATATGGATGGATTAGGCGTGCCGTAGGTGACGATATGTATGATGACATGATGAGCGATGCCAGCACCTTCCAACGGTGGGCAGCTTCAGGCGATTATGCAAGCGGTACTTATGTGGTGCATAGATACACGGACGGACAGGATACGCTGAACAGTCAGCTATTCTATACCGCTACGGGCATCACTACCAGCACCACAGAACCACAGGACGCAACGGCTACCTTTGCCACTGCTCAATACTTTGCCAATAGCAGCTACAATGCAGCATACCACGACTACGGAGGTGAGCGGGCGTTGGCTTGGTTCGCATGGGCAAATGCTTTGCCGTCAATCCACAACAAAGGAACAGGACATGGCATTATGAATGATGCTCCTGAAAATGCTAACAGCGGATTCTTGGACGAGGCTACCCGATATGCCAATGAACAGGGCAAGCTGTTTCTATCCATGATGGTAAAGTATATCGAGGACAACGCAGGTAGCTTTAGCTTGTATTCGCCTAAAACGAACAATAGCAACCAGAACAGCGGATTGATTACTTACCGTAGTGACAGGCAACTATATGACAGAGACTACGGCAATGCCTTATGGCGGGATAGAGATTACAGAAGCGATATAAACAGCTAAACGATGGGCAGAGATGATACTAGGTACATTGTTATTCATTGCACTGCGACGCCTCCTACGACTACTGTGGGCAGCATTAAAGCGGGTTGGATAGCACGTGGATGGTCGCAGGTAGGATACCATGAGCTGATTGAATACGATGGCACGGTTAATCAGTTAGCCGACTGTGAAGAGATAGTTAATGGGGTGAAGGGGCATAACTACCACGCCTATCATATCTGCTACATCGGCGGTGATACGGGCGATACCCGCAGCCTATCGCAGAAGGTATCATTGATGGACAGGATATTCGCAGCACAAACGATCTATCCTAATGCTGAAGTAGTAGGGCATAGGGACTTAAGCCCCGACTTAGACGGTGATGGGGTGATTGAACCGCATGAATGGGTGAAGCTATGTCCGCAGTTTAATGTGAATGAATTTGTAGAAATGATTGAATCGCTGAAAGACCGCAAGGATGAAGTGATAAAAAAGCTATTGGCTAAGTAAATGGCAAACATAAAAGATATACTAAACTATGGGAAGGAAGCAGCAATAGCCAACGGGTATAGCTATCGCATTGTGCGTAGCTTATCGGATGTAAACGCTATCACTGCTAATCAGTTCCCATTGATTTGCATCCTGCCTCCTTCGAGCGAAGCGGCTTATTTAGATAAGGCTACGCATAGCCTGACCGTATTCGTATTAGACAAGGTAAAGAAGGTTAAGCAGGACACGACAAAGAATACGAATGATAGATACCACGCTGAATATAAGGCGTTGGATGATGCCTTCTACGCTTGGCATACGTCAATGGTAAACAGCAACAATGGTGAATCAATCTTCACGCCTGTGGGCGAAGATATAAGTATTAGCCGCTTATGGGATGGCAGGACAAATGAAGAGTTGATAGGCTCGCAATATGAAGTGGACTTTGTGACTACTTGGTACTGCAATGGTTCTAATCCTGATATCCCTTCAGGCGGTGGCGGTTCGTGCGATCCTGCCACGGTATTAAATGCCGATGGTTCCAGCTACCTGACAGTCGCAAGCGGTGGCAGCGTTCAGCTAACGGGCGTGACTATCGCAGGGCAAACACCTAATACGGGCGTGCAGAATGACGGCACTACCTTTACTGTTTCAGGCGTAACGATTGCGGGGCAGACACCTAATACAGGAGTTCAACAGGATGGCAGCACTTTCACGGTGACGGGCGTAACTGTTTCAGGCAATACACCTGCAACGGGCGTGCAACAGGATGGTTCTACATTCAGTGTATCGGGCGTAACGGTTACGGGCAACACTTCAGCGACAGGGGTAAAGCAGGACGGCAGTACCTTTAATGTATCGGGCGTAACTGTCAATGATGGTGGTTCTACTACTTACGATGACGGCACTACGGTAAACATCTTTAGAAACAATTACAGCGTGTTGCTCAATGGCACTACGCAGTATCTTGACCAAAGCACTACTGATTTCAACTTTGGATATGCCGATGACTTCAGCGTGGAGTTTTGGGTGCGAAATGATGGGCCATCCTTTGCTACCTATGTTAGTAATTACGATTCATCACCTAATAACGGATGGCGCATATTTAGACATGGTTCTGGTGCAAACAGAGGCGGTATAAGATTCCAAATGGCAACAGGTGGTAGCTTGATCTATGATATTCAAACCAACAGCACAAGCCTATTAACCGCAGGGCTTTGGCATCACGTTGTAGTAACTAAGCCCGCAAACAACACGGCTGCAAATGCAAGAATTTATGTAGATGGCGTAAGTGCTGCATTTACTGTAAATGGCACAGGTGGAACAGGCACGCCAACCTACCTAGATAAGCTAACCATTGGCGCAAACTCTGATGGTACTGCTATTCAGTTAGATGCCCGATTTGATAGCTGCATCATATACAACCGTGAACTGTCAGCAGTAGAAGTGACCAACCACTACAACAATGGCAGACCTGATGACCGAAGCAATGACAGCGGGGCACTCAGGTACTTCCGATTTGAAAACAACCTGACCGACACGCTTGGAAACCAAGACCTGACAGGATATAATTCGCCAACTTTCAGCAATCAAAGACCATGACATTTTACCACATCACCACAGAGCAGCTACTAAGCATTGAGGACAACCTCGGACATGACCACTTCGTGCCTATCCTTTGGGAAAATAAATGGATCGTCAGCGTGCCTCATTGGTACGGTGATGTGCCAAGCGAATGGAAGTACCTAGATTTTGAAGCATATAACGAATACAAAGCCACATTGAACTAATGGAAATACTACAACCACTACTACCCTACATCTTTGGAAACGGAGGCGCACTGGCATTTGCTATCTGGACAATCATGGACAAGAAGAAGCAGATGAAGGAAATGCGGGAAGAGCATCGTGAAGATATACGCCACTTGAGCGAATCCTACCGCACCGACACCGAGAAGTTCACAGAAGAACGCAGGGCAATGTATATCGAACAGCAACAGCGTGAAAAGCTGTTTTATGAGCAGTACAGTGCAATGAATGAGAAGTCCACCATTGCGATGCAAAACATCGCTAATGCGTTAGAAGGACTGCGTGAAGTGGTTAAAGAAGTGAAGGCTAAGGTTTAATTCCTCTGACCTACCTGCCTGCGACTGAAGTTAGCCCGCAAGTTGATAGTGATATGCCCCTTGTCTTTACGGTCAATCAATATGCTTTCTTCATCTACCTGTAAAGTTACGGGTATCCTGTCTGTGATATTGGACTGCGTGAAGGATTCATCATTTCTTGTGAATCCACCTGCACCCATTTGGATCTGAATCCATGCCTTTGGCGATACGGCTAATTGCTTCAGCACTAAATGCCCGTAATCCTTTGGCAGTGGATGGCTTTGTAATTCAAGGCTATACCTTCCGCTGTTCTGCTTGCGTAGCTGTTGTGGGTACTTCTCACTACTTCCATACACCGTGCTGAAACTTTCGTAATCGCTGCGCTCCCACTCTTCGCCTTGTTCCTGAATAAAGAAGTCATCGCCCTTCATCCTGAACTCCATAAAGTCCACTGCTCCATAGGGGTTCACCCATTCCAGACCTACCTTACGGCATCCATCGGCATTGATTAGCTTCATCTTCCAACGTGGGCTGGTCATGGCAGTCGGACCATATTTAAGTAGTATTTCCGCCCCGTCATCATCGCCTGCGTCAAAGGATTGCAGCACTTGCCATGCTATGCTAAAGTTGCTGTTATCTTCCAGGTCTTTGAATCCAACCTGCACCCGTTGCCGTTCAACTGAATCGGTTGGAAGGGTTAAGCCTGTAACCTCACGGTCATACACAACGGCTGATAGCGTGTGGCGGTAAGCTAGTTTGAAGTTGGCTGTCACATCACTTCCCACCACATAATCGAGCGTAAAGCTCCACGGTTCGCTAATGGTGATGCCTGTCAGGTCCGTAAGAAAGCGACCTGAAGAAGCTGCACCCGTATGTGTTGGCAGGGCATTATTAGCCCATGCGTAGCTTGTCAAGTCCACTAGGTTGTTAGTAAGGTTGCTTAGGTAATATTGATTGCCTTGATCGTGCCATGATGCGTAGTGAATGCCTAGTGTTCCATAACCTTCCTCTACTACACCCGTAGCACCATCCCATCCTTTGTCATTATCAGTCACTACTAGCTGGTCGCTGGCATTGCGGCTAAGTTCATCATACACGAACTGATATTGCTTCCATTCGTTAAAGGTTACACCATTAGGGTAGCCGTATAAAAGCGGGTCATCTGCTGCACTAAGCCTGTCCTGTGCAATGGCGCATAGGTTGAATGTAAAGTCTGATGTGCTGTTAAGGTCTGCCTGCCGTGTCATCTGACTAACCACGCTATAACCACCTGAAGGATGGGGCTTTTCTCTTACCTGCATCCGCACCACTTCGCAGGCGGTTGCGTTGGTTGCTATAGTAATGAATGCGGGTTGATATGCGGGCAGTTGATTAAGGTCTGCGTAGTCTGTGGTAAATCCTGTTAATGCCATAATTTGTAAACAAAAAAGCCCCTCGGTAAGTTCCGAGAGGCTCTCCCATTGTTAAACCACAAAAACTAGGAAGTTTCTAACTTCAGCGCAGCTTGCGTGGCTTCGCTGATGTTGTAATGTTGCAGCAGCTTAGGGTAAACAGCATCCCATCCATCTGCCTTTATCCGCTCGCATATCTTAGCCCATGCCCCGTGGTCAGGCGTAAGTTCTTTCTTCACCACCTCATTAGATGGCTTCTGAGCTTTTTTAACGGCTTCTGCGTGGTTATTAGTAGCGTCTGCATCTTTGGTATCATCGAGCGCAAATAAGCCCGCTAGAGCGTATTTACGGGCGTATGATGATGCACTGCCTGTTATCTGACTATCATCCATGCCCTTCCTGCTTTCAGGTTCACGGGCATAGGCTGAACAGCTAAACGACTGTTCACCATTCTGAAGCATAGCCGTTGCCTTGACGTAGATTCTACCGCCTACTTCTTCTACTGAATCCTCGCAGGTTAGTGAATAGCCCGCAGCATTTACAATTGGCTTGGCTGCTTCCATAATATCTTCGCAGGAACGGTAGTGGTATTTACCGAAGGTATTGTATTGCCCCTTTGGAGCTTTGATCTGTTCTTGAAATTTCGCTAAGTCATTCATGGTTTACTTTTTGAATGGGTTAGGAATGATGGTGTAGTTGGTGGAATTGGCAAAAGTATCATTTGCTCGATTAGAAAAAAATGTTCCACTACAAAGATTAATGGCGCAAACGCTTACGTTATTCCGCTCATAACCACACACCTTTATATATTTTAAATTACCAGCACTATGCAGACGAAAAAATGTACCCTCTGGCAATTCCCTCACAGGCACTTTCTTTTCTTCACTCTGCACAGCTTCAAGCTGCTTGCGAAGGTTGTTATTATTATCATGCAATTCAATAAAACTATCTCGCAGTTCAGCGAATAGCTCCATTATTTTTTCTTTGCTTTTCATGGTTTAGTGGTTTAGTATTTGTGATTCAATAAACTCTTTAATCAATTCATTACTGTAAACAACCTCACTGCGTAGTGTGCAATGCTCTTTGTAGATACAGCCATCTTCATCGCCTGTCAGGTAGAACATTTCATCCTCTTCGCCACGCAGAAAGAAGTCGTATATATCGCTTTCATCAATCGGGTAATCAATCCATTGTCCGTCAATCAGCAGACCTACTTCATTATAGTCGGCTATGCAGTTGTCAATGTCGGTTGCTCGTTTCAATTGGTCTAGTGTAATCATTGCTTGTGGTTTAGTTCAACAATACCACGAAGCTAGGCAATATCTTACAAAGTACCAAAATATCGCACACCTTTTTTATTAGATAGCGTCATTAATGCAGCGTACCGCATCGCATCCATAGCGTGGTTGTGCTTATCCACGGGCTTATTCAATGCCTTGCCGAAGCGGTCCGTAGCCCATTGGTATAATTGCAGTTCCTTGGTTACGTCTACCGCGGACCGCACCACATTCAGCTTGAATTGTTTTAGCAGGTCAATACCTACTCGCACACTATCTGCTCCTTTGCTAGTCGGCTTGATGCGATAACCCGCACGGGCAATTTCTTCGATAGACTTTGGCTCTGCACTGTCTGCCCAGATAATGCCATCGGTCCGTATTTCCATTTCTTCTAATCGCTGTGCAATGTCCTGATTCGTTAGCCCCGTTTCATATATCAACTGTTCCACGTAAATTTCGCTATCGTATCGCCACAGCCCGACCATTGCAGCGGGATCTACACTGAATCCAAAATCAAGCCCGTAGCCGATGAACTTAGCCCCATCGGGTATATTGTCCACCGCTTCCCAGTTCGTGTAAACAGCACCCTCTAAACGCCCTAATTCGCCCCTTCCATAAACAGTGAACCAATAAGGGTCTGTAAATTCTTTGCTCTCAATTTCCTTAATGATTTTATCTTCTAGGAAAGGATTGTTTTTGTAGGTGCTTTGAATGTAAGTGTACTTGCTCCGTTCCACCTTACCCATGATTTCATCATGCACCCAAAATGGTGCAGTCGGGTTATAGTCAATGAACGTGCGTACACGGGTACGAATCATAAGCTGGTCAGCTATCGGGTAGGGTATCCCATTTGCTTCATTGATAAACAGGTAATCACGCCTTGAACCCTGTGCATCGTGCTTATCGTCAAATGATTTGAACTCTAAAACAGAACCATTTGCAAAGATGGCTTTGTTGTCCGTCTTATTGTAACTAGCTATAATAGGTTCAAAGTACCTAATGCCTTCATGTTCGCTGTGCCATATTGCTTCAAAGTCACGAATTGCTCCCACCTTCAGGTTGGGGATATCACGACCTACAATGGTTGCCACTTTGCCAGGTTGCTGTGCTAGGATGCACATAAGCACCTGAAGAATGCTGTAAGTTTTCCCTGAATTATGCACTAACACTTCGCAGCCCGTATCTAAGTAGTAGTTATGACAGTCTTGAACCTCTATGTCATATACAGTAGACTCATCTACATACTCCCAGCTTTCAATGTCATCAAGATTAAACATTGTAAAACTTGTTTCTTCGTCTGCTTACTACTTCCTTGATCGTACATTCAGATACTCCATACTTCTCTGCAAGTTCTTTGCGCCCGTAATATCTACCACTATTGGCAGCATGGTTGCGTATTTCTCTAACTTGCTTTTCGGTTAGTTTTGCATTGCCATTACTGCTACCCACTTTAGGCGTGATTAAGCCTAGTTCGTATGCATGCTTAAGATTCTCTGAACGGGTGACATATTCTAGGTTTTCGGGGCAATTGTTTAGCTTGTTGCCGTCTATGTGGTTCACTTCTTTTCCTTCCGTATTCAGACCGATAAAAGCCATCGCTACAAACTTATGCACGTTGTAGCTTCTATACTTGCCTTCGTCATCCTTTATCATCGTCTTTAGATACCCACCTGACAATGCAGGTTTTAGCACTCTTGCTTCACCTGTTAGCTTGTAATTCTTACTCCTTAGCCTTCCTTTCGTGCTAGCTTCGTAATTGCTAAAGTTTGGTATTGGTTTCCATTGTTCCATCTCTTAAAGATAGCAAATGTTTCAGTGTATGCCATTCACCTTTGTAGTAGAATTTATGATCTTCGGTTGCTGTGATTGTCTCCCCGTTCTTTAGCTTCACCTTTATGGTTCGCTTGTGGTTGTCATACTTGAAAATATTTAACACAGGCTTCCACTCATTCTGCTTAGTCTGTTCATTGTAGCACTTGACTATATCGCCTTGCTGAATATTTTTAATCGGCTTAGAGCCTTCTTTAGTGATTACCTTCTGACTGCCTGCAAAGCAAGAGGTTCCACCCTGATTGATAACAATAGGGCGAATACATTGGTAATTGGCGATAAATAGAGGTGATACTTTTACTGGTACGCTTTCCACGCTATATCAACGGTTTA